TTAAATATCAACCCCATTAAATATCAAGTATGATGCGTATGTGTGCCTTAGACTATGGTTTCTGACAGGTCTACCAACAATCCTTTTAATTATCTTATTACATGCAGAATTAGATACCCCAAAACATATTCTATTTTTGATGTTGGCCTGCCAATGATTTTTCCTATACTCTCGAAGAATCTCTATTGTCTTTGAATCAATCGGAACTTTTCTTTCTGACGGATCATTCTTCAATGCACAAAACGCTTTATTGATATCCAGTATGCCATTTTCAAAGTCAACATCATTCCAGGTTAGACCCATTGCCTCAGAAAAACGCAATCCTGTGACTGCAAGAAGGTAAAGAGTGAAATAGGTTACATACCTGACTTTCTCTCTTGTGAGGGCTAGGAGAGCCTTGAGCTCATGTTCTTCCAAAAAGTCATTTTCTTCATCTCTAATTTCAATTTGAGATTTCACCTTTGCATCATCAGCAAAGTTAAAACGAATGACTTCTTCTCTAACAGCTACTTTCATAGCTCCCTTTATTTGGTAGTGGAATTTTTCAATAGTTTCTTGAGCATATTTCTCTCCAAACTCATTTAACTTTTTCTGATAGTAAAGCGGTGTAATATCTTTGACCTTCATCTCTTGGAAGTAATTCTTAACGTGTCTGAAATTCTTTGTATAGGTTTCCCAAGTCTTATCTTTGACATATGGACGCTTATAGACCTCTGACCAAGTCTTGACAAAGTCGTATAGAGTCACTTCTCCGTCAGTCAGAATGTTTTGGGTCAATTTCTTTTCGACATCTAATGCTGTCGCTTGAGCAAGCTTCTTGGTCTTAAAACCACCTTTTTCTTTCCGTTTATATTTTCCATCTATGGTTTTGTAGGAAATACGGTATTCCCACAGCCCGTTCTCTCTTTTTCGATATGATGCCATTTGTTTTTTACCTCATTTTCTGATAAAATGGGTACAAGAAAAGACTTGCCAGATTGGCAATTTTTCTTATACGATTCGCCTTACGCTCTCCTCGACCAAAATTTGAGCGTAGGGCTTTTTTTATTTACTTAAGTTCTTCAAAAGAGCGATAATCTCTTCATTCTGTTGAATGATAATCTGATTTTGTTGAATTTGTACTTTTTCAAATGCACCTGGACCAGTTGCATTTGCCAGAGCAATTGTTTTACTACTCAATACATTTCCAATATACGCAGCTTGCTCAGGATATTTCTCCAAAATTTCTACCATACCATTTTCTTCAAAATACGGTAGTGCATCGGAATAATATTTCTGTTTCTGAGCGTCGACTTTTGATTGTTTGCTACCAAATAATGCCATTATAGTTAACTCCTTTTTATTGTAATCGTAGAATATTAAAAATTTGATCCCCACCTTGTCGATAGTTCATGACCAACTTCAAGGCATAGCTTTCAGCATACTGTAAATTATAGATTAAGTAATTCATCAATCTATTGTGTAGAGCAGGCTTGCTGATGTGGGTTTCACGTTGAATAGACTCAAAAGCTTCTCTTGTGATGAGTGCTTTCCTGAGTCGTTCATCTGTTAAATATAGGATAGAGGCTACCGTGTCAGCTTCTTTTTCGATTGGGATAAGTTCGTCTGGATATTTCTCGCTTGCATTCTTACTCATGAGAGACATATAGACTGACGGACTTTGATTATCTTTAAGGTGGCAGTATATATGACTAAGTTCGTGTAGAATAGTAAAGATAACACGACCCTTAGTATTTGTATGTTGATTGATATAGATGATGTACCGTCCAAGCTCTAAGTCTGGGACAGTCAGACCAGCACAGCTTTCACACAGAACCTTATCAGTAAAGGTTACTGTCCGATTGGCAACCAACCCCCTATACTTAATATCAGCATCTGTTGGTTGATAATCAGGCAATTCTGGAAAGTGTTCTTTCATTTCATCGTAATCAAGAAAGTTAAAGAGAATTGGATAATGCTGTTCAAAATATCTAATGACATCCTGATAGTGAATACTCTCTTTCTCTTTTCCAATCTGGCTTAGTATCTGATAAGCCTTTCCGTGATATTCAAAATACTGTTCCCTTGTTAATGGTTGGTATTTCAATAAACCACCTACTTCCAATTAGAATCATCTTGAATCAGTTGTCTTGCTGTCTTCATCAATCCTGCAAGGGCAACATTGAATCGTTCTTTTTCAGAATCTGATAGACCTTCGGTTTCCTTACGGAACATCACAATAGCTTGCTGGGTCAGATTATCAACAGCAGGGTCATTCTGTTCATCGCTGGCAATTCGTGGATTATCAGTTCTACCAAGAAGGAAATCAGTACTGACATTGAAATAATCAGCTATTTTCGAAACTCGTTCTACATTCGGTGTAGACTTCTTCATGTTGTAGATAGTATTTCTACTAAAACCAAGCTTCTCTTCAAGTTGATTAAGCGAAATACCTTGTTTGTCAGCCAATTCCTTGATCTTCTCAAACGTGAAAAACATTGATTTATCAACCTTTCTAAGGCATGACAAAAAATATTTAATAAATTTACTACAAAACCATTGACAAGTTTTAATAAATTTATTACAATATCATTTGTAAGCTAAGTAGTTAGCGAACAAGACAACTAAAAAAAATAAACCTTAAAAACTGATTGGCGTCCGTTTTTTCAAGGGAATAACTTGCTTTTTAGTAGGTCTTTTCTCTATGGTTTGATTTTAATAAATTTATTTATAATTGTCAAGAAGTTCGCTAACTTTTTAGCAAAATTAATAAAAAGGAGGAAGAGAACAAGATGAGTGAAAATAAAAAAACACTACCAATCAAATCTTTAGAGATTAGGATTGACAGTGATTCAAGTGTTCCACAAGTCATTCTAAACGGTATTGACTTTAAAGCTGAGAAAATTGGCTTAAAAGGTTTAAAAATTGTTTGGGGAAGCAAAGAAGATGAAGTTCCTGAGACGCTTATTCAAGTTGACTATATGCAACTTGATAATAAGGGAGTTTTCCAAGAAATGTCTGTTGCACAATCATTTTCAGGAAGTTTACTTAGTAAATAGGTCTGGATTTGAAGCTAAGTTAGCGATAACTTGAGAGGCAGTTTGTGAGAGGAAATTGAGAGAAAATACTATGCCTCACAATTTTTATTTTTATTATATCAAAAGAAAGGAAAAAATATGAGCAAAGAGTTAAAAGAAATCAAAGCTCTGATTAAAACTCGCTTGATTGAGCTAGATATGAAACAGTCTGAATTGGCTCAAAGTGTTAACGTGTCTAGTTCGGTTATTTCTGAGTTGTTACGCTACGGAAAAGGTAGTGATAATGTAAAGCAAAACGTTGCTACAGTCTTGGGAATTGAAAATCCTTGGGAGAAGTTTTGAGGTAAACAATATGCACGAAATTATCAATGTTAACTTGAATGACAATCAGGAGCCTGTGGTGTCTGGTCGGCAGTTGCATGAGGCTTTGGGTGTCAATTCAAATTATACAACCTGGTTTGACCGTATGACCGAGTATGGATTTGTCGAAGGTCAGGACTTTCTTCCAAATTTGGAAAAAAGTACGGGAGGTCGTCGAGCGGTTGACCACGTTATAAAGCTGGACATGGCCAAGGAAATTGCTATGATCCAACGGACAGACCGTGGCAAGCAGGTACGGCAGTACTTTATCCAAATAGAAAAGGACTTCAACAGTCCAGAGAAGATTATGGCACGGGCTCTGCTATTGGCCGATAAAAAAATCGCTAGCTTAACTACTCAAAATCAACAGCTGGAGCAGGAACTTGAGGTGGCACGGGAGCAAACCCGCTACCTGAATGTCATTTTAGACAGCAAGGACCCAATCTTAATCACGCAGATTGCCCAAGATTATGGCATGAGTGCTAAGCAGTTTAATAAGACTTTGAAAGAGCTAGGTGTTCAGCGGTTTGTGAATGGGCAGTGGATACTTTATCGACTGTACCAAGGGAAAGGGTATATCGCTAGCAAGACCTTTACTTACGAGGACAGGACGGGTGCGGTACGAACCAAAATCAATACGGTCTGGACGCAGAAAGGTCGGTTGTTTCTCTATGAGTTACTGGCCAAGGAAGATATCTTGCCGTTGATTGAGAGGGAATGATGGACGATTTGCTGCAGGGTTTGCTGGTCGCAAACTGGCAAAAGAAAAACCACCCGCTGAGCGAGCTGGTGCTGGATAGTCTTGAGGGGTTGGATGTGTGGGAGACCATACTGGCTCTTGGGAGGCTACGGAAAATGGAAAAAGCCTGACGGCAATCAGGCTCACAAATAAATATTACAAGAGGATTATACCATGGACAGCAGATTATTACAAATGGTTGATGAATTCGAATCAGCCCTAATGGATAGAGCGTTGAAGGTCATGCACGTTGTTACGGACGAAAAAAGACGGTTTCCAATGGAACTCAACAAGTCACAATGTGCTGAAATGCTTCTTGGAACAAAAGATACAGGGAGTTTCGATGCAAGATTTAATTGTCATAAAGACTTCCCGCGAATTCCAAACGCCCGCGAGAAGTACCCTCGTGATGCAGTGATTGAATGGTATCACAATAATTGGCAGAGGACAGCGATATGACAGAAGAATTGATGTTGACAGCTGAGCAAGGTTTGGCATTTATTGCTATTTTGACCCCAATCTTAATCTGGCTGATCCGTAAGCCTGTTGAGATTGAAATAGAGGTCAAAGAGCCTATTGTGGAAGAAAAGCAACCAGAGCGGAATTTGAGATACTTGCAGATTCGAACCTACTATGGAGGATGATATGAAATTTTTGGAATTATTAAAGAAGTTTATGAGCGTTGATGGCGATGACTATATCCCACAAAGCCAACATGAGCTTGAGCGTGAATTGGCCAACGCTAGGCACACAGCCAAGGAATACAAGAAACTGGCTTTGCTGAAAAATCAAGAATGCGTCGGCCAGGCAAGACTTATTGACCAATTAAACAGACGGATTGATTACTTAGAAAGTGTCAACAAGTGCCAGGCTGAACTATTGGCAGATAGAGAGGTCTGATATGGTTTGGATTGTAGCAAAGAAAAATAAAAAAGGCCGTGGTCGGAAGTACCACTACAAGAGATCTTTTGATACCTGGCAAGAAGCCAGAGTTTATCAACAAGACCTTTGGAATAAGGGGATAGTAGCTGAAATGTGGGAGGAAAAAGATGAATAAGCAATCAACGGTCAATTACCTACTCACAGGGCTCATTATTTTGTTGATTCTGGTCTCTGTCGGTTTAATCTATCGGACCGAACAACTGCAAGAGCAGGTATCCAACTTGCAAGGGCAGGTCAATACATATCGGGTATTGATATTCAATTTGTACGGAAAGAATGGTGGATAAGATGGCAAATTTGAAGCAACAGGCATTGGATAAAATGCTAAAGGAAATGGAACAAGAACACAGTCCATCTGAGGACCGTATCCATAACTGGCTCTGCGAGCAAGAGGATGATGAGCTCTTCCAGGGCGTTTTGAAAGAAGGGTACACTATCAAGGCTGCCTTGAAGTATGTCAGCAACAAGGCCAGGGAGTTTGCCCAGAATGGCATGGCTTGTATTCTTGATGAGACAGTCTTTGAATGGGTTAGAGAGTATTTTCTATCCAACAGTAAGGTCGAAAATATCCGTCAGGTACCTGTCGAGCCAGTCAAGAAAGAAAAGCCGAAGAAACAGGAGAAGATAGAAAAGGCAACGGCCTCTAAACCTGTCAAACCGGAGAAAGGAGTAGTCGAAAATCAAATGAGCATTTTTGACTTTTTGGATAAAGCATGAAACCAGATCAATGTAAACGTGAAGCAGAGCGAAGATTAAAACCGCCCAAAGCTTTTTGGGACTGGTGCTACTCGCAGATAACGACTTACAGGTGGTCCAACAAGCATGAAACCATTGTGGCCAGCGACATGAAGCTGGGTTTCTGTGTCGAAAAAAGGTTGACCAAGGCCTCAAAATTGACTTTCTTTGACAAGTCCTATTTCTTCTCAATCATTCTATCTACGGCCAAACGGATTGAAATTCAGTCATATATGTTTTCTTCCAGTTTTGACAACGGTAAGCAAGTAATCAATTTTGAGATGACAAACCTGGAGCGGTTTGAGGGCGGAAAGCATATCAAGATTGGACAAGATTGGGATGGTCGATATTTTCCATTCCTGATTGAGAATTTTTATGGTGGCGGTCCATATTCTGGTAATAAGTTTTATCCGAACAATTGGAACAAGCAGTTGCAGACGGTCTCTGAATTAAAGTACATCAAGTTTGATAAGATTGGCTACCATCAAATTGAACGGCTGTACAAATATCGATATGAGATTGAATTTGCTCAGAAAATCGGTGCGAATCGTCTGGCGGACGAGATAATGTTCCCGTATGCTTTTACGAGATTAGGGTTTAAAAAATCGGTGGATATGCGTACTCTTAATCGTCGCTGGTTGCAGAAAAATAAGCAGTTTTTTAAAAATTCGGACCGTAGTTTCAGCGAATTCGAACTGGCTCGTAGAATCGGCCAACGAAATGGGAAATTGGTCCCAGGTATTGAAAATCACTTGGAGTATCATGATGTCAAGCACATTCCAGCAGGTGTCGGGATCAATAAATTTCAAAACTGGGTTATTAAAAACCGGATAGATTTCCGAGAGTATAAAGACTACTTGAATATGCTTACTGAAATGGGCATAGAACCAGAAGGCGACGCGATGATTGTACCAAAGGACTTTGATGCCATGCACCGGCACACCGTTGGGCTCTATAATCAATTCCGTGAAGAACAACGTAGACTTCAGCGAGCAGAACGAGACCGTGCTCAGAGAGAACGTGAGAAACAGCTTGAAGCTGAATTCAAGCGTCGAGATGATTTTGATATGACACTGGCAGGGTACACTTTCCATGTGCCGTCGCGAGTTGCTGAATTGATTTACGAGGGTAAGAAACTGCATCATTGCGTCAGCTCGTACACTGAAAAACATCTCAAAGGGAAGACCATGATTGTCTTTGTCCGGCTGGCTAGCAAGCCCAACACTCCTCTCTACACGCTGGAGGTCAATCTGGGGCAGATTGTCCAGTTTAGAGGTAAGTACAATAGGGACGTCCCTGAAGAAGTTTGGAACGTTGCTAAGGATTGGCTAGTATCAACAAATCAAGTAAATGTGGCATAGGAGGTAGAAATGGCAAAGAAACAGAAAAAGAAAATCTTTTTTTGGCTCAAGCTAGACCAGAATTTTTTTAAGAATTTGGCTATCAAACAGGCTCTACGAATGCCTGGGGGAAAGGACATGATTATTGTATATCAGATGCTCATGTTGGAATCTTTATCTACGGACGGCGTCATATACTACGAAGGAACATTGCCAACGCTTGAAAAAGAACTAGCCGTCCGCCTAGATGTCAAGGAAGAAGAGATCCAGATGACCATGGCATACTTTAAGAATGTTGGACTTGTGCAAGTTGATGACGATAACAATGCTGAAATGCTACAAGTGCCTGCTCTAATGGAACAGGAAACCGATTGGGCGAGATATAAACGTGAGCAGAGAAGAGTATTAAAATTGGACAATGTCCAACAGGTGTCCAACAACAGTCCAATAGAGTTAGATAAAGAGTTAGAGCAAGAGATAGATATAGAGCAAGAGATAAAGTCAGAAGTAGATATTGTTAAATCTGCTACTGAATTAAATATTTACGAATATTATCAACAAAGAATTGGTTCCTTGGACGGCTATCAGTATGAGAAACTGAAAGATTACTTAGATATTGATAGGCTTGAACCTGAACTTGTCAAGAGAGCTATTGATAGAGCAGCAGACAATGCTAAGCGTAATTTTGGCTACGTCAATGCTATTTTGAAGAACTGGACCCAGAATGATATTAAGACCATTGTCCAACAGGACGAGGAGCAACGAAACTTTGTCGATAGGAAAAGCAACTCTTTTCAAAATGGAAATACTTCCCAGCCAAGAAAAACTAACATTCCTGACTGGGCCTTGGAAGAAATTGAGCAAGACAACTCAGAAGAAGCCATGCAACGGATGCAGGCTTTGAAGGCTAGAATGTTAGCTAACGAAAAAGATGAACCTGTGCCAGACTGGGCTGAAAAAGTTTTAGCAAGCCAACAAACTGCCGAGGGGCAGGCTAAGTTGGCAGAGATTTACGCTGAGTTGGAGACTATGGAAAATGGTGAAACTTAAACATGGTTCAAAGAAGGCTAGACCTTTCATTCGAGAGGTACGGGTCAGCTGTACGGGAATTGATATTTTCTATGGCAATGAGCGACAGGCTATGCGGTTTGCTAGTCGTGCAGCTGCTATCCATGTTTCAAGAGCCTTGAAAGATTATGGCAATTTTTATTTGATTGAGGAGGAATGATGGACGGTGTTGATAGACTTTTCGCGATGCAGAGCTGGTCCGTAGCCAACGACTGCATTATTCGGATGTCGGACAAAGTCCGACTGATGAAGTTACCTGACAATGAATTTCGTCAGGAATTAGATCGGATGACAAAGTATTGTCAGGACAATAAATACAAAGGAGTTACAAATGGCATATAAGGGAATCAAGCTTATCCCAAATAGTCTACAAGTTGAAATCAACTTGGCAAGTCTACTGAGCGAACATCAATTTTTGCAGGAAGAAAAATTAAGAACCTATGCGGAAATTGAAGAATTAGAAACCAAGATTGAGCAGCTTGAATCTGATAAGGAGCGACTGCGTGAGATAGCTGTCGGATTAGCGGACAAACTCTGGGAACTAGAGTGGGACATGACTAGAAGCTCTGCTATGTCCCAGAAAGCAAATCGTAGAAAGTGGGGTACAAAATGAATCTAAATTATCGGGACTTGCATATCGTAAAACACGCAATCCAGACACACATGGCTAGGACCAATCCTAGAGATGGAGATCTGGAACAAGAGGGGCGGCTACTTGGTCGCGTAACAGCAGAGATTGAAGCGCTGAAAGAAAAATTCAACGGCAATGGCTGTGGTTGCAGCTAGGAGGAAGACATGGCAAAAAATATTATCGGACTAGATTTATCTAGCATTGCAGACGGCGGTCTGCAGGAAAAACTCAACAACGAATTGGCACGGGTCATCGAGAACATCTTGGACCCCAATACTGATCCGACGGTCAAGCGGGAAGTGTCTATCAAGCTGGTCTTGAAACCGAATGACCAGCGGAACTCTGTCGACACTATCATGGAAGTCAAATCTAAATTGGCTCCGCAAGTCAAGCTATCGACGACTATCTTAGTCGGTCAAAATTACGAGACAGGCGAAATCCATGCGAACGAATTGCTGAGTGCAATGCCTGGTCAAACATTTTTTGACAATGACGCAGTATTGCGGACTGATACAGGCCAACCTATCGACGAAATAGAAAAAGAAGACAATCCAGCAATCATTGATTTTAAAAAGAAAGTAGGAAACTAATATGTCAGAAATTACAAGAGATGCACTTGAGTACGCAGTTGAGCTACACGAAATGGCTCGTGAAACTATCACCAGCGAAAGCGGAAAAGAATATTATGATGCCAATACCCACAGCTATCGTGAACTAGAGCCCAAACGCTATCCAGCAGCCCTCAATCTTCGTACCCTCGCAAGTCTAGTAGATTATCTCAAGTCTGGCTTGGATGAACTGAAGAAACAGCAATTGATTGTGCTGGTGGAAGATCCAACAACCGTTTGTGTCTATTCTGAAAATGACGAATTAGAGAATCGGACCAAGCTAGTCGAAGTTGTGGCCACGCTACCACATATCACGCTTGAGCAATTTATGCCGCAAGAAGCCTTTATCATTCAGGCACAGGCTGGTTTTGTCGCAAATGAAGACAGAGCTTCTATGATTAGCTTTGCAAGTCACTTGGAAATCAAAGAAGCGTCTGAAGTTGTTGACAACGGCGTGTCCCAGGTTGCTACGGTCAAAAATGGTGTCGCATCACTAGCCAAAGGCATAGTGCCAAATCCAATCCAACTTGCTCCCTACCGAACATTTACCGAAGTTGCTCAACCCGAAAGCCAGTTTGTATTCCGCATCAATGGTCGGGCCCAGTTGGCACTCTTTGAAGCTGACGGAGGGGCATGGACCTTGGAAGCTGTCAACAATGTAGCTGCCTACCTCAAAGATAAGTTGGGAGAGCAGGAGCATTTGACTATTTTAGCGTAGGGAGGCGGATAGATGAACGGTTATGAATTTATGGCACGACATCCGTTTCTGACCTTCTTCTTGGTACTTACAGTCTGTCATTACTTTTCGGAATGCATCAAGTATTTAACTGGATACACGGAGGAAACAAATGAACAAACGGATCAAGAAGAAAAAAGCTAGGCAGGCACTTCAGCGTGAGCAAGAGTTACTGGAGCAGGAATTGTCGAAATTAAGTCCTAGTGAACTCGAAGAGCTGAGCGAAGTTGCCAGTCAGGTAGCGCGGGGATTCAGTCAAGCTATCATTCAGGTTTCAGAAGCCTTGGCTGGCACCATAGTTTCAATATCAAAAATATTGGAGGGAATCATTGAAGAAACTGAGCGACAGAGAACTTAAAACGCTAGATGAGGAATTGTTCAAGTTCCGAGGTATCCAGCGAACCATAGATTTACGAAGACTGGAGTTAACTACAAGAAATCCAGACAGCCAAGGTGGTCCTTCAATCGGAATCAGCAAACCTACAGAAACCATCGCTGTCAAGCTCGCAGATGATCCGACATTGAAGTTCTTGGAAGGTTTCAAGGAGATTGTTGACAAGCTACTTGCTAACCTAATCGACGAAGACAAGGAAATCTTCAATCTACGTTGGCAGTACCCACAACTACGCTGGGAAGAAATTGCAGACCAGAAGTTCATGAGCCGTGCTACCGTCTACCGTCGTAGAAGAATCATTTTGGAGCAATATGCAATATTGAAGGGTGAGTTGTAAAATGAGAAAAAAAGTACCTTGTATTCTCACAGAAAACGATTTATTATTGTAGCATGAACTTCTGAAAACAAAACGCAGTCAACATTCTGGGAGATATCCTTAATTTAAAAAGAAAGAGTTGTTTCAACAGAAGTCATAGAAAGTCAGTCATTAAGGCTGGCTTTTTCGTTTAGTCGAAAGGAGGTGAGACCATGAACAGAATGGATCCAATTACCGACAGAGATGTTATCCATGAAATTGAAGACTATTTGAGAGAATGGAATGAGATGTACTACCTACTCTTTGAAACAGCTTTATATACTGGATACAGAATCACAGATATCCTGAACATCAGAGTAAGGGATGTGCAAGGATGGGATATCAAGCTCAGGGAAAGAAAGACCCAGAAACTCCGTGAAGTCAGAATGACTCCAGAACTCAAGAAATCCATGCGTGCTTTCGTAAAAGGGAAACCTCTTAATCACTTTGTATTTAAGAGCAGACAGGGGAAGAATAAGCCAATCAGCAGACAGCGATTCGACCAGATACTGAAGCACGTTGCCACGGAGCTAGATATCGACAACATAGCTGCACACTCAATCAGAAAGACATTCGGTTTTTTCTATTACCAAAAATTTGATGGAGTTAACGACTTAATGACCATATTCAACCACTCATCAGAACGAACTACGCTTATTTACATCGGAGACAAACAAGTCACTTTCAAGAAGAATATGGCTAAGTTTAAAATCTGACTCTTTTTATTTTTTAGCTATTAAGTTTGTCATATTGAAAAGTTGTCAAACTTTAAAATAAAAATCTTAACAGGTGCAATTATATCAACAGTCCAAGGGCTTTCGCTGAGTTTAACAGAATATACAGTATGACAAACTCAAGGGGCAAATTGGTATAGTTTTTGGAGGTACAGAATGATAAAAGAATATCGTGATAGACAACATGGATTGAACGCTATCGACCAGCTAAACAATGACATCAAAAATAATCCAGGAATTGGTTTTGAAATAGTCGGATATCAAAACACAGTGATAAAGACAGATTATAATTTATTGGTGACATCAATTCTTGTTAGGTGGGAAACTTTTTTCTAAGATTCAAAATGAGAAAAAAGGGTACTTGTTTTCTCACGAAAAAGAGTTTATTATGGTACCATAGATTTTGTATGAGAGGGACAGGTCGTTGACTTGTCCTTTTTGCATTGACAAGGAGGAACGTATGGCACATTATTACAAGCCAGTCAGACAATCCTTGAAGACAAAGAAGTGGGAAAAGTTTCGAGACAAGATGATGAGGAAGTCCGACTACCTGTGTCAAGAAAGTTTGAGATACGGTTTGTCGGTGCCAGCTGAAATGATTCATCATATCTTTCCTGTGTCTGAATATCCTGAGCTTGAGTTCGTAGAATGGAATTGTTTAGCGTTGACCAATCGAAAACATAATACATTTCATGATAGAGTTAATGACAAGGTTGTCGGTCAGGGAATTTATTGGCAAAAAAAGAGAAAGAAGGAATTTCAAAAATTTTATGGATACCCCCCCACTTTTTGAAATTTTCTTGAGCGTCTTGGGAACCGGTGAAGGGAACTTTTTCCAAGTCGGAGGCGCTCAGAGAAAAAGGGGGTAAAAACTCAGCGATTTTGAAGAAAGGGGGTTAGTTTTTGGCTAAACCAATTACAGTGAAGTCAATCAAGTCAAAAGTGGTCAAGCAGATGAAAGACTTAGGCACCTATCGAAAAGAGTTTGAGATGATCATTGATATCTTTGCTGGGATGTTGTTTCAGTACCAGAAACTAGCTCAAGACTATGCTGACATGGGCTATCCTGTCACAGATGTCTATGTCAACAAAGCTGGTGCTGAGAATGAGCGTAAAGTTCCAATCTTGACAGCAATGGAAATACTCAGAAAAGACATCTTGAGCTATTCGAATCAGCTTATGCTTAACCCAAAATCATTGGGTGAGGTGGTCGAGCAGGACAAAGGCTCACCACTCACGGAGGTTATGAAGTTCAAGGATGAACTGAAAAAGAAGCGGGTGAAAGATGGATAAAGACTTTGAAAAACGTTTTGCCGATTTTCGCCATGCAACAACCAATCTTGGAAAAGCTAAAGCCTATGTTGATTATGTCCTGAGCTATCAAGAGGAACATAACGAAGAACGGATTTTGGCTGTTGAACGCTTTCTGAGGGATTTGGAAAACCCAGCCTATGAACTTGATGAGGATATAGTGGACTTTGCTGTTCACTTCATCGAGAACTCTATAGTCCAACAGCAAGGAGATGACATGTATGCCATGTCTATCCGTAACAAGCCTTTGATTTTGCAACCGTGGCAACATTTCACGGTTATCAATCTCTTTGGTTTCTATCACGCTGGGACAAATGAGCGTAGGTTCAAGGAAGCCTTGATAATGCTGGCACGCAAAAACGGTAAGACCAGTTTCACTGCCGCTATTGCTCTGCTTTATCAGATTTTGGATGCTGATAGTGGGTCAAAATGCTACATTGTGGCAAATTCAGTCAAGCAGGCCTTGGAAGCTTTCAACTTCATCAAGTTCAACGTGGAGCGTTGGAATGATAAGTCTATCCGTATCAAGGACAACAACCAGGAACATTCTATCTCAGCTAATTTTGGAGATGATGGTTCGTTTTATATACAGGCATTGGCCAATGATGAGAGCCGCTTAGACTCTCTGAATGGTAATGTTACTGTTATTGACGAAGCTCACACTATGCGAAATTCCAAGAAGTATGGTCTCATGAAGAAAACAATGTCAGCATACCGTAACAGTATGCTTTTTGTTATCTCTACGGCTGGGGATATTCCAACAGGGTTTCTTGCTAACAGGCTGAAATACTGTCAGAAGGTCCTCAAGCAGTTAATCAGTGATGAATCGCTATTCATTTTCATCTGCAAAGCTAATCAGACTACTGATGGAGATGTTGGAGACTATCTGGATGACAATGTTTTGAAGATGGCTAACCCTTCATGGGGTGTCACGGTGTCCATGCCAGCCTTGAGGGCAGAAGCTGAGCAAGCTATGAACGATCCTCAGACAAGGAATGAGTTTTTTAACAAGACTTTGAATGTCTTTACTAACTCTATGAATGCCTACTTCAATCCTGACGAGTTTATCGCTAGTGATGATTGCTATGATTGGAGCTTGGAAGAGCTGGCACGCTTGCCGATTAAGTGGTATGGTGGGGCGGACTTGTCACGCTTGCATGACTTGACAGCTGCTGCACTCTATGGCATCTACAATGACGGTGAGAAAGACATTGACATCTGTATCACTCATGCTTTCTTCCCTCGTGTCAATGCCCAAAAGAAAGCCAATGATGACGGCATCCCACTTTTTGGGTGGCAGTCGGACGGTTGGTTGACAATGAGCAACACTCCAACGGTACTCTATGATGATATTGTGAAGTGGTTCATTGAGATGAGGCAGAAAGGCTTCAAGATTGCTGCTGTCGGTATGGATAGAAAGTTTGGTCGTGAGTTTTTGAGCAAGATGAAAAAGGCTAAGTTCAAGATGATTGACCAGCCACAACTTTTCTATCTGAAATCAGAGGGCTTCAGGCGGATTGAGTTCAAGGTCAAGAATAAGGAGTTTTATTATCTGCATTCTGAGGCCTATGAATACTGTGTCAGCAATGTCAGAGCGATTGAGAAGGTGGACGATGCGGTGCAATATGAGAAATTAGACGGTGACGGTGGTACAGCAAGGATTGACTTGTTCGATGCCAGCGTTTTCGCTTGTATCCAGGCTCTTGCTAATCTTGGTAAGAACCAGAATGTGATGCAATTCTTTGATTAGGATAAAAAGGAGGTGAGAAAGAATGGGTTTCTTTGATAGGTTCCGTAAGAGGAGCAAGTCGCAGTCTACTGTGAGTATGCTTAGTCACTCGGATTTTGGAATTATCTTTGAGGGTGATGGTTATGTGCCGCTTGCTAGAAATCCTGATGTGATACTGGCTGTCAATAAGATTGCTGATATGGTGTCGAATATGACCATACATCTGATGGAGAATACAGACAAGGGTGATATTCGTATCAAGGATGGTTTGGCTCGGAAAATTGACATCAATCCTTGTGCACACATGACCAGGAAGACTTGGATTTTCAAGATTGTGCGTGACTTGTTGCTGTATGGCGACGGTAATTCCGTCCTTCATGTCGAATACGACCCTGTGTCAGACTATATTTTGAACTTGAGACCCTTCCCGATGGATGAGGTCTCTTTTAAGTCCAATGATTTAGACTATGTGATTTGCTACAAGGGTAGGGAATACGAGCCAGATGATGTTGTTCACTTTGCAATCAATCCTGATCCAGACAGCCCTTATGTTGGAACAGGGTATCGGCTGGCCTTGAAGGACATTGTCCGCAACCTAAACTTGGCTACTCAGACCAAGAAAGGCTTCATGAGTGGCAAGAATGTTCCGAGCTTGATTGTCAAGGTCGATTCATCCAGTGATGAGTTGGGCAGTCAAGAGGGCCGTGACAGGATTGCCAAGAAGTATCTATCCACTAGCCAGTCAGGAGAGCCGTGGATTATACCTGATGCCCTTATGGAAGTTGAGCAAGTCAAACCGTTGAATCTGAATGACATTGCTTTGAATGAATCGGTTGAGATTGACAAGAAAACAGTAGCTGGGCTCTTGGGAGTGCCAGCTTTCATCTTGGGTGTTGGAGAATTCAACAAAGAAGAATACAACAATTTTGTCAATACCACCATCATGAGTATTGCCACGACGATTACACAAACACTGACAAGGGACTTGCTAGTGTCTAGCAATCGTTATTTCAAGTTCAACCCACGGTCGTTGTACTCTTACGATATTACTGAGCTATCAACGGTGGCTCAGCAGATGACAAACAGTGCTGCTATGCGTCGGAATGAGTGGAGAGATTGGGTTGGCATGACTCCTGATCCTGAAATGGATGACATCATTGTTCTTGAAAACTATCTGCCGCAGGGTGAGTTAGGCAATCAGAGCAAATTAAACAAGGAAGGAGGAAATACCGATGCAGAAACGTAAGGCTTACATGGCCACACAATTTCAAACTCGTGAGGAACAAGAGTTTGGCGATTTGATTTTGAGTGGCTACTTTATCAAGTTTGATGAAGAGACTGAACTTTGGCCTGGTTATTTTGAAGTGATTAAGCGTGATGGTGTTGAGAAGGCTATTAAAGACGCCGACATCCGTGCCTTATTTAATCATGACCATAGTTTGGTGCTCGGTCGGACTGGAAATGACACAGTGCGGCTCGGTGTTGATGATGTTGGTCTGTTTGGCGATATTATCATCAACAAGGATGACCCACAAGCGGTCGGTGCTTATGCTCGCGTCCAACGTGGCGATGTGATTGGTTGTAGTTTTGGCTTCTTCCCAATCAAAATCAAAACGGAAGAGCGTGATGACGGGTCTTACCTGGACACTATCTTAGACCTTGAAATCTTTGAAGTTAGTCCTTGTACTTTCCCAGCATATCCACAGACTGAAATTGCAGCACGTCAGAAGGACTTTGAATGTCAACTACGTGCAAATCGTGAAATGCTTGATCAGCGTAAAAAAGAAATAAAGGAGAAATTTAAGCTATGAACAAAGCTCTAATTTTTGGTGCTCGTATGCGAGCTAAAACTACGAAAGTAGTTGAACTTGAAGAGTCCATCAAGGACTTGCAGAAACGTACTGCTCTTGAAGCAGAGAAGTTGGAACGTGCTGAGACTGAGGAAGAAGTGTCAGCTGTTGAGAAAACTCTTGAAGAACTTCAAGCAGAACTGGAATCCAAAGAAGCTGAAAAAGCTGAATTGGAGAAGGAAATCGAAGACCTTCAAAAGCAAATCGATGAACAAAACCGCAAAGCCCCTACTTATGAAGGTGGCGAAGACCGTGGAGGTAAGAAGAAAATGGAAAAGCGTGAAGCAGTTGTCGCTTATGTCCGCTCTATTGGACAGAAGCGAGAAGGAGTTAAGACAACAGATGTAGGTGCTATCATTCCTGAAGAAGTCTTGCAACCACAGAAAGAGCCTGAGCGTCAGAATCCGTTGCTTAATCTCATCCATGTGGTGAAGGTGTCAAGCGGCTCGGGATCATATCCAGTTCTCAAAAAGTCTAATCGTAAGATGGTCGAAGTTGGGGAACTTGCAGAAAACCCAGAACTTGGTAAAACTAAGATCACTGACGTTGATTACAAAATCAAGACCTACCGTGGCGAACTCCCACTCTCTCGTGAAGCTATTGAGGATGCTCAGTATGACCTTATCGGTATCATGCAGGATGATATCCAAGACCAAGACGAACAAACAAAATTGGCTCTTGTTGCAGACATCTTGAAAACTGCTACCGTTGTCAACGCTGCTGGATATGACGGCCTTAAAGACATTTTGAATGTCAAAATCAAATCAGTCTACAATAAAGTCCTTGTCGTTACAGACTCAATGTTCAATGCTTTGGATAAAGTCAAAGACAAAGAAGGCCGCTATATGCTGCAACCAGACATCACATCACCTACAGGCTACTCATTCTCAGGCAAGCCTATCTATCCTATCGCTGATGACTTGTTTGGTTCAGAAGGCGATATGAAATACTTTATCGGAGATATTCATTACTTCTTGACATTGTTTGATCGTATGCAGCTCTCTGTTCAGTGGGAAGACAATCATCGTTTTGGTAAGAACCTTGCTTCATACCTACGTTTTGATATTAAGAAGACTGATGCTGATGCAGGTGTGTTTGGTACTTACACTGATGCCGTTCAGTAAGGAGGTAGTCAATGGCTTACAAAGTTATCCGTCCTTTCAAGGACTTAACAGACCCAGACAAACATGATTACGCTTTGGATGAAACCTACCCTCGTGCTGGTCACAAACCTTCGGATGAGTTCATTCAAGGTTTGCTGACTGGTTCAAATTCAGCTGGGTCAATCTTTTTGGTGACAATCGATGAGGAACCAGAGCTTCAAGAAGGCGATAAGTCTACTGAAGAAGAACCAGAGCTTCAAGAAGGCGATAAGTCTACTGAAGAAGAACCAGAGCTTCAAGAAGGCGATAAGTCTACTGAAGAAGAACCAGAGCTTCCAGAAGGTGACAAGCCTGCCGAGGAAGTTCCAGCAGAAAAGCCTAAGCGTACTACTAAGAAAGCAGAGGAATAGTCATGGACACTGATCAGCTATTAGAACTGCTTAAACTGAAGCTAGGTATTTCAACCACTCTCAGAGATAAGCCGTTGAAGAAAATTCTTGATGCAGTCATTTCTGAATTGACACAGACTTTCGGTGTTGAGTTAGATTCTAACAGAGCTGATCATGAGATGTTTGTGGTTGATTTTGCTGCATATCGCTATGAAGGTGGTGTGGACATGCCACGTCATCTTCAATGGCGCTTGCATAATCTGCAAATCTCAGCTAGTCAGGAGGATAAAGATGTGGAATCATGAAATCACCCTGATAGCAAAGAAAATCACTGGGAAAGACAAGCTGAAGCAGAACATCACTGAGGAAGTCAAAACTGTTCTACTCTGTCGTAAGAAGTCAATTACCAGGTCAGAGTTTTACCAAGCCAATCAGTCAGGCATTCGTCCAAGCCTAGTTGTCGATATTCGCAACTTTGAGTATGACAATCAAGAGTTGGCTGAATTCGAAGGTGAAAGATACCGCATCCTCAAGACCTATCCTGTTGACCTTGAAACTCTGGAATTGACTATGACGGAGAAGCTATCATGAGTAAGGACTTAGCCAATGAGATTGCTAAAGCTTTAGCTGAGTATTCATCCGAGATAGAAGATGAAGTAGACCTTATTGCTGAAGATGTGGCCAGTGAAGCCGTGGACGAACTGAAAGTGACTAGTCCTAAAAGATATGGTAAGTACGCAAGGAATTGGCGGTTTAAAAAGAACGCTAAGGGGTCTTATGTGGTCCACAATGCTGCACCAACTTACCGACTTACTCACTTACTGGAAAACAGTCACTTGTTACGAAATGGCGGTCGTAGTAAAGCCCAGCCTCACATCAAACCTGTTGAAGAAAAGGTCAAAGAAAACTTTGAAAAACGGATTAAGGAGCTTGGTCGATGAAGCTATCAGAATTTGCAGAAATTTTGGAACAGGCTGGTTTGCCTGTAACCTATCGAGCATATCAAGAGGGGAATGTCCCTGATATGCCTTACCTTGTGTATTTTGAATCTAATCCTATCGTCAATTCTGCCGACAATAAAAGAAACCACGAAATTAAGTCAGTGGTTGTTGAGTTGGCATTTGAGAGAAAGGATGAGGATTTGGAGGAGCGTTTGGAAGAGCTGTGGTCTAACCATGAGCTCTTTTTTGAAGCTCAAGAAGAAACTTTTATTGAGACTGAAAGGCTTTATGTCAAGCCTTACACGGTCTATCTCTACTAGAGGAGGAATGACATGGAAAACAAAGTGACCTATGGTCTTAAGAATGTGCACGTAGCACCAATCACTGAAATCAATGCTGAAACTGGGGTGTTGACTTACGGAGATGTTTTCCGTTTCCCTGGTGCAATGGAAATCACTCTTGAACCAAAAGGGGAATCAGGTGCGGTCCAAGCAGATGATATGGATTATCACTTTATGAACGCTAATGAGGGGTATGAGGGTAAGTGGAAAGTACCTCACATCATCGAACAATTCGCCACTAAAATTCTTGGTGAAATCAAAGACACTGAGACTGGTGTATTGACAGAAAAAGGTGATGCAGAGCCAACACCGTTTGCCTTGATGTTCGAATTTTCAGGGGACAAGAACAAGACCCGACATGTGTTCTACTACTGTTCTGCTAGTCGTCCAGCAACTGGCTCTAAAACAAAGAGTGGTACGAGCGTCAATGAACGAGAACTGATTTTCAATTCCAGTCCGCGTCCGCTTGATTCAGTTGTAAAACGCTCTATCACTTCGGCAGATAAGAAAGAAGTCTATGACAATTGGTTCAAGAAAGTCTATGAGCCAGCTGCAGTTGGTGGATAAGGAGGTCTTGCATGCGTAAAATCATTCCGATTGGTGATCAGGAGTATGAATTGGCCACAAATGGCTATACTCCGATTGCTTACAAGGAAGAGTTTGGTAAGGACTATTTCCAAGACCTATTCTCAATGTTGAACAGTCAAGCACTCTTGTCCGAACTGGATAAGTTGGAACCTGGTCAAGAATTGCAAGCCAGCAATATCGACATGTCTGTTCTTGCTGACTTTGACATGACTTTCTTCAATCGTCTTTTCTGGACCTTTGCCAAGTCTGCCAACCCTCGTATCAAGCCTTATGCTCAATTCTTCATGGAAATGGAAGAGTTCCCTGTCCAAGAAATCGGACAAGACCTGATGGAAATGTTGAATGCGAGTATGGCCACAAAAAAGCACCAGATGAGTCAGAAGATGCAAGCGATGAAATCTTCACGGTAGAGTCCTATCTTTCCTGCTGCAAAGAGACTGGTCTGTCCATCGATGATCTAAAACATATTTCAATCGGAATGGCTCTGGATTATCAGACGGATTATGTGAATTTACGCAGTAAAGATAAGGGTGGCGAAAGAAAAGCTACTCAAGAAGATTTTGACAACTTTTAAGAAATTAGCAGTGCTGAGAGAGTGATTCTAGGGTCAAGTTCCTTGTAGTAAGTGGACTTTCGGTCATAGATGAGCTTATAAGCTCTGCTATTTTTCGTTTGAGGTGGGAGGGTCGGCAATTTTCAAAGGAAAGGAGGAAATAAATGGCAAGTAATATCAAAGGAATTAAGATTGAAATTGATGGGGACACACAACCCTTGCAGAAGGCTTTGAAAGATGTCAACAAGAATGCTACCGAAGCGACCAAGGAACTGAGACAGATTGATAAGGCCTTGAAGTTTGATATTGGCAATGTAACCTTGCTGACCCAGAAACAGGAAGTCTTACAGCAACAGGTCTCAAATACCAAGGAGAAGCTTGAAACTCTGAGACAAGCTCAAGCACAGGTTGAGAAGCAATTCCAGAATGGAGACATCGGAGCTGATCAGTACCGTGCTTTCCAACGTGAACTGGAAACTACTCAAAATGTTCTCAAGGGTTATGAGAATAAACTAGAGAACGTGAACAAGGCCTTGGCTAGTAACGGTCAGGCAACGAATAACAATATTTCTCAGCTCAATAATCTTCAAAGTGAGCAGAGTCAGTTAGCATCCGAAATGGACAAAGTGACCAGTGCTTTTGAATTGCAAGAAAGTGCACTGGGAGCAAATGCTACTGAAGCAGAAAAGAATGCACTTGCTCAGAAGAAAATTGGAGCTCAGTCAGAAATTGTTTCAAAGCAGATTTCGACTCTTGAACGGCAACTCGAACTGACTAAGCGAGAGTATGGAGAGAATTCAACTCAAGCTAATAAGATGGAAGCTGAGTTGAACCAAGCCAAGACAGCACTCAACAATCTCAATAATGAGATGAACGAAACCAAGTCGGCTGCTGATGGCGCTCAAAATGGCATGGATGCCATGTCAAACACTATCAGAGCTGAGGCGCTCCAGCAGACCAGTGAAAAACTTGGACAACTGTCTCAAAAAATCCTCGAAGTTGGGGCTGATTCGATGGAAGCAGCTGCCAAAGTCCAGGCTAGCAATTCTCCATTCACGACTGTTTTTGGTGACATGGAAAGCCAAGCTAGGCAGTCACTTAACGCAATTGGTGATGAGATGGACATTGTTCCTGAACGACTGCAAGGCTCATTTACTCAAATGGCATCCTTTGCTAAGACATCAGGAATGGAAACTGCTGACGCTCTTGATTTGACTACTCGAGCAACAAGAGCAGCTGCTGACGGTGCCGCTTTCTACGATAAGTCCATTGAAGAAGTGACGGAAAACTTACAGTCCTTTTTGAAAGGGAATTATGAAAATGATGCAGCTTTGGGTATATCAGCAACTGAGACAACTCGAAACGCTGCTGCAAACAAGCTTTATGGGAAATCATTCAATGAGCTGAGTGAAGCCCAGAAACAACTGACCCTACTACAAATGGTCGAGGATGGGAATAAGCTATCTGGAGCTCTTGGTCAAGCCGCTAGGGAATCAGACGGGCTTGAGAATGTACTGGGGAATTTGAATCAATCAGGGACTAACGCACTTTCTGCACTTGGTCAACCTATTCTTGAAATGTTGATTCCAGCATTCCAGTCATTGGCTGACATTATCAATCAAGTTGCAACCTGGTTTACTAATTTGTCAACTCCTATCAAGCAAGCCATTGTTATGTTTGCAGGAATACTTGCCGTAGTTGGTACATTATTACCTATATTCTTAGCCGTACAAGTAGCAGCGGCTGCAATGGGGACGACCGTAGTCGGGATGATTACAGCCTTTGCTCCAATTGTAGCAACAATTATAGGCATTGTAGCCGCTATAACACTTCTTGTCATCGGCATTAAGGAGCTTTGGCAAAACAACGAAGGTTTCAGGAATGCTGTAACAGAGATTTGGACAAGTATCCAAGATTTCATCTCCAATGCTATCCAAGATTTCATCTCCAATGCTATCCAAGCTATTACTACTGTTATTCAGACAGTTTGGGGGGCTTTGACAGAATGGTGGACTGCTAACCAGGATACCATTTATCAAACAGCCAGCACTATCTGGAATGCCATATCCACAGTGATAGGTACAATCATTCAAACTGTCAGTACAATTGTTCAGACAGTTTGGGGCATTCTGACAGAGTGGTGGACAACCAATCAAGATACCATTTTGACAACTGCTAGTGGTGTTTGGACCATGTTATCAGAATTAGTCACTATGGTGGTTAATGCTGTCAACACAGTTGTTCAAACGGTATTCGGAGGATTGGTAGCCTGGTGGGACACTAATCATGCTTGGATTATGGACATTGTGAATACGGTATGGACAACAGTTCAAACTTCAATCAGTACAGCTATCCAAACCGCCACAGACTTTGTCATGTCAATCTTCGGAGGATTGGTAGCCTGGTGGAACGAGAATCAAGCCCTTATCCAGAGTACAGCTGAAATAATCTGGACAGGCATATCGGCAATCATTGGAACTGTGATCAATGTCATCACAAGTGTTATTCAAACTGCAATGGAATATCTTGGTCCGTACATTCAAGCTGCATGGACTAACATTCAGACTGTCATTTCAACGGTCTGGAACATTATTACTACTGTTGTTCAAACGGCAATTGCTGTAGTTCAAGGAATTATCACAGCTGTCATGCAAGCTATCAATGGCGATTGGTCTGGTGTCTGGACGACAATCCAGAACACAATGTCTACTGTTTGGAATGCCATGCAGTCCATTGTTTCTTCAGTCATTTCGGCTATTTCAAGCGTGATTTCTTCGACGTGGCAAGGTATCTCAGGAACCGTCAGCAATATCCTCAACGGGATATCAAACACGGTTTCAAACATCTGGAACGGTATCAAGAATAGTATTTCCAATGCCATCAACGGTGCAAGAGATGCTGTCTCAAACGCTATCAACGCTATTAAGGGCTTGTTTAACTTTCAAATTCGTTGGCCACATATTCCTTTGCCACACTTTTCTATCTCTGGGTCAGCCAACCCGCTTGACTGGTTAAAAGGTGGAGTGCCCAAAATCGGTATTGAGTGGTATGCCAAGGGTGGTATTTTGACCAAGCCGACAGCATTTGGTATGAACGGCAACAATCTTATGGTTGGTGGTGAGGCAGGCAATGAAGCTATCTTACCGCTTAATGATAAGACACTCGGAGCCATTGGCCGTGGTATCGCTCAGACAATGGGAGGTAATACACCAACCATCAACATCACCATAACAGGCAATGTTGTCCGTGAAGAAGCTGACATCACAAAGATTGCCAATCAAGTCGCTCAGCGTATCGCAGATGAGCTACAACGTAAAACACAATTGAGAGGAGAGTAAACATGATTAGACATAATGAATTAGTTATTGATGGTGTGAAGACATCGTCTTTTCCTTTCAAAGTGATTGTGCATGAGTCCCCTTCTGTCACGTTGGGAGATAGCAAGACCAATCTGCTGGAACATGACGGGATAAGTGGAGCGATTGTGCAGACCAACAAGCACCGTAGATTGATTGAAAAATCTTATACAATCTATCTTGTCAAGCCAACAGAGGAACAATTGAACAAGTTCATGAGCTTGTTTATCCGTGAGAAGTTTTGGCTTGAGAATGAGCGTGTGAAGACTACACGGCTCTGGTGCTACAAGGCAAGCGCCACGGATGCGGAACAAGAGAAACCTGGTCTTTATGTGACCAAGGTAACCTTTACTTGCCACCCTACCAAGTTTTTCAAAGCCACTGACACCCAGACTTTGACTGGGAATGGGGTTTTGAGGGTACAAGGGTCAGCTCTTTCTTTTCCGAAGATTACAGTAGTTGGCCAGAGCGCTGCTGAGACATCGTTTACGGTGGGGAATCAAGTAATTAAGCTTGAAAAACTCTCAGAATCGCTTGTGATGACCAATGATCCTGACAATCCTAGCTTTAAGACGGCTAGTGGCAAGCTCATCAAGTGGGCTGGTGATTTTATCACAGTCGATACTGCTAAGGGGCAGAATGTTGGTGTGGTATTGGGACCAGGCATAACGTCATTAAAATTTGAAACAGTTTGGGGGTGGGCATAGTTGCTTTATTTACTTGATAAGGATATCAAGACAGTTAAATGGAATGGTATTCCGTTACATGAAGCTAGCTCTGCTATTGTCAAAGAAGAAACCAACGGTGATTTTACTTTGACTATCCGCTATCCTATCACTGACTCAGGTATCTATCAGCTTATCAAAGAAGATATGCTGATAAAGGCACCTGCACCTGTGCTGGGTGCTCAGCTCTTCCGTATCAAGAAACCTGTTGAGAACGATGATAGTCTGGACATTACTGCCTATCATATCTCTGATGATGTTATGCAACGGTCTATAAATCCTGTTAGTGTTGTTGGTCAAGGTTGTGCTATGGCTCTCTCTCAAATGGTCCAAAATGCCAAGACGGATCTTGGGACTTTTTCGTTTACAAGCGACATCATGGATAGTCGGACCTTTAACACGACAGATGCAGAGACTCTTTATTCAGTCTTACTGGATGGAAAGCACAGCATTGTTGGAACGTGGGAAGGTGAGCTTGTCCGTGATAACTTTGCGGTGTCTATCAAGCGTAGCCGTGGAGCTGATCGTGGAGTAGTTATCACAACACACAAGAACCTCAAGTCCTATCAGCGAACCAAGAACTCTCAAAGCGTGGTCACTAGGATACACGCTAAGTCAACTTTTAAGCCAGAAGGTGCCGACGAAGAAACAACCATCACCGTGACGGTCGATAGTCCACTTATCAGCAATTATCCATACATCAACGAAAAAGATTATGAGAATAATAACGCTAAGACAGTGGATGAGCTGAGAAAATGGGCTGAGGCTAAGTTTAAGCATGAGGGTATTGATAAGATATCGGATGCTATTGAAATTGAAGCCTATGAGCTTGATGGGCAAGTTATCCATCTAGGTGATACAGTCAACATCAAGAGCAGGAAGCACGATGTAGACCTCCACAAAAAGGCTATCGCTTATGAATACAACGCTTTGACGGAAGAGTATATCTCTATCACGTTTGATGATAAGCCTGGGGTAGGAGGCGCTGGTGTATCTAGTGGCGTGTCTAATGCTGCTGATGTTATTTTGGGAGTAAATGCAAACGCTCAAGAAGTAGCCATTGAACGAGCTGTCAGAAATGCCAACCAAGCCTTTGATGCCGAATTCGACAAGCGAGTTGAGGAAATCAATGACGGTATCGAGCAGTCTAAGGCAGAGGCGGAGCGGTATGCGGATCAGATAAAGACTGAGATTAGTCAGGAATTTGATACATTTGAACAAGAGTATCAGGTGACTAAACAAAGTCAAAGTCAGCAGATAGCTGACATCTTGGCAAAGGCTCAGGCTAATACCATTTTGGCTACTGATGCAAAAAATATTGGCAATCAAGCAAAAGCAGATGCTGCTAATGTACTATCAAAAGCTCTACAGTACAAAAACGAGGCAATCGCTGAAGCGACACGGCTTGACACGGTCGAAAGACAGGCTACGGAAACAAAGTTGGCAACAGCTAAGAGTCAAGCAATATCAGAAGCAACTAGACTGGTTGAAACTGCCAAAAGCTTATTATCTGGACAGATATCTAATGTATCTACAGATTTGAGCCAAACCAAGGAAGCTATCAAGTTGCTTGCAACCAAGGCAACTGTTGATACGCTGACTGGTCGTGTATCGTCGGCCGAGGCTATGATACAAGTACAAGCTGACCAGATTTCTCAACGTGTCAAAACAAGCGACTTTGACCAAGCGAAACAGCGTATCTCAACAGCTGAAAGTTCTATCACACAGCTTGGCAACAGGATAACGACTGAGATAAGTGAAATCGAGGTAGGAGGCCGAAACTATTTTCTGAAGTCCGATTTTTCCATTTCATCAGGAAATAAAGCAATAGCAATCCATCCCGATTTTATGAAACATGCAAAAGGTAAGAAATTTGTAGTCAGTGTAGAGGTAGAAGGTAAAAACGTTGTCTTTGCAGATCGTGGTCGCTTTGGAATATCTACATCTGGACAAAGACCAGGCCTGACTTGGAGGGACTGGCTAGAAGTTTGGGAAACAGGAACGGGCAACATCCCCAAGAAACGAATTTATCAAGTCTTTAGTTACATTGATGATTGGATGGATTTCGGAGCAAATTTGTATGTTCAAACTGGAGGAGAAGCTACTGTCGGTTATCCAAAGTTGGAAATCGGAACAATGCCCACAGACTGGTCACCAGCCCCAGAAGACGGAGACCAGGCTATCCAAGCGGTATCAACCCAAGTCAGCACACTTGCAGGGTCATGGTCTGTACAGAACTTGAATAGCTCTGGTGATATCTTATCGCAAGCCAACCTGTCATCCGCTGAATTCTTGTTGGAAGCGGCTAAAATTCGTTTGAAGGGCAAGACCTTGGCTGATGAAATTCAAGCGATTGACGGTAAGTTTAAAACGCTCTTTGTTGCAGATGGTACCTTTGCTAAATTAAATGCCACCGTCATCGGCTCGCAGGCTATCACAGCCGACAAACTGAAGGTGGACCAGGCATTTTTTGACAAGTTGATGGCCAATGATGCCTACTTGAGACAGCTTTTTGCCAAGTCAGTTTTTACCACTCAGGTTCAAGCAGTGGCTGTGTCAGCTAAGCAGATTGCTGGCGGTATTGCTAAAGCTCTCAACGGTGGTATGGATGTCAATTTCGATGAAAGCAAAATTAACTTTTACACAAACGTAGCTGCAATAAGACGTATCTATACTGGACACCCTACCCAATTTATAAAATTTGAAACTGAAGGGAATTACTCGCGAACAATCATCGGGAGCAATCGGAACGGAGGAGAAGTATTTAATTCGGCAACGTTTGCAGGGGTTGTTGTAGAGAATACAAACAACATAAACACAGAAGACAATGTAAGGATTTATGGAGATAGCACGCTATTAAGACACGCACAAGGCGATGTCGGCTGGAATATCAATTCCGTTACTCAACGTATAGTCCCTGCTAACATGAACGCAGAGTCCGAAATTTGGTCTAAGCACTTTGTGGCTCCAGATAAAAATTCGAAGCCTGTCCGATTGGATACAGCGGTGGCAGCGTTATGGGACATATGGAATCACATTATTTACAACAACTTTGAGTTTAACGAAGCGCTTCGTACACACATAAAAGCTAGACGGGACAACTGGAAATTTGAATTAAATTTATAGGAGAAACTATGAACCAAGAACAAATCAATCAAGCGCTAAGCTCGGCAATTAACGAACTGACTAGCAAGCTGGCTGAGGAATTAACAACGAAGAATCTGCTAGCTGTCCAATTGACAGCTGCTGAACAAGATAAACAGGTCTTGTCTCAGCAAAACAATCAACTGCAAGAGCGAGTATCCGAACTTGAAGCTCTACTCGATGAACAAACCAAACCAGAAATCATTGAACAAGAAGGAGAATAATCATGACTGAATCTACTAACAATACTTTACTCGACTTATCAACTATTACAGAACCATTTGACCTTGCTACTGCATTGCAGTACATGAAGGAAAACGGGGAATTCATTCGCTGTAAGAATGCGACAAATGATTTCTATATGTACCGTGATGTCCAACGTCGACCAGGTATTGTCAATGGCCGTCGTCAATTCGTAGAAGTTGAAACTGTGTGGGCCTTTAACCAGTGGGGCGGAACTACAACGACAATCAACGTTGCTGATCTCTTCAATGAGGAGTTCTACATCATGCAATTTGATGAGAATGGCAATCCTGACTGGACAGACCCAACATCGCCAAAAGAATAAAGGAGTATCAATGTATTTTCTAACTATCCAACCACATCCACATGGGATGTTTGATTTTTTACGCGAGCTAATCGCAACAGAGGACGGGCTGGTCCTATTTCTACTAGGGCTAATCGTCGTTATGGAAATTGTTGATTTCTTATCTGGCACGTTCGCCGCTATGATTAACCCAGACATCGAATACAAGTCTAAAATCGGTATTAACGGCCTGATTCGCAAGATGATGGGAATTATTTTGCTTACCGTGTTGATTCCAATGTCGGTGCTTTTGCCCGAGCAAACAGGTGTAGCTTTTCTGTATACTATCTATGTCGGCTATCTTATCTTGACCTTCAAGAGTTTGGTCGAGAATTACGGCAAAGCCAAAGGTGACACATCGATTTTTGAAAATGTGACGGCAGCATTTGAAAAGCTGATAGGCAAGAATAAATGAGAGTAGTAAAAGCAATCCTGATTATTATTGTTTTGGGAGCTATGACACCTATTTTGTGGGTGCTAGCTCCTTTTTATCTCGAAGAAGGAGGAAATCATGACAATCAATCTTGAAACATCAATTCGTTGGATGAACGATCGTGTCGGCAAAGTCACTTACTCTATGGACTATCGTAACGGTCCGAATAGTTATGATTGCTCAAGCGCTGTATATTATGCGCTAATGGCGGGTGGTGCAATTTCTGCAGGTTGGGCGGTTAACACTGAGTATATGCATGACTGGTTGATACGTAACGGATATGTTTTGGTTGCTGAAAATAAACCATTTAACGCTCAAAGACATGATGTTTGTATTTTAGGTAAACGTGGCTATTCGAGTGGAGCAGGCGGTCACGTCGTTATCTTTGTGGATAATGTTAATGTGATACATTGTAACTATGCACGTAACGGAATTTCCATTGATAATTATAATCAAGTGCATCGTGGTATGTATTACTATCTATATCGCCCAGCAAATCAACCCAGCATCAGCAACAAATCACTGGATCAGCTTGTTAATGAGACTTTGGCTGGGGTACATGGCAACGGAGATACCCGCAAGGCAAGTCTTGGCAGTCAATACGAGGCTGTCATGGCAGTTATCAATGGCAAAGCTTCGGCAAGCGAGAAATCTGATGAGGAACTTGCTAGGGAAGTCTTAGCAGGTAAGCACGGGGCTGGAGAGGACCGAAAACGGTCACTAGGACCACGCTATGAGCCTGTTCAAGCCAAGGTCAACGAATTGCTCAAGGCTAAGGAAAAACCGTCTGAGGTGGTCAAAAATGAGCCACAGACGGTGCAATTCAAGGAGGACGGGGACTTGTCTTTCAATGGTGCCATTCTTAAGAAGTCTGTCCTCGAAATTATCCTGAAAAAGTGTAAAGAACATGATATCTTACCAAGCTATGCCCTAACTATCCTACACTATGAAGGGCTTTGGGGCACTTCTGCCGTCGGCAAGGCCGACAACAATTGGGGTGGTATGACCTGGACAGGTCAAGGCAACCGTCCGAGCGGTGTAGTGGTGACTCAAGGGTTGGCTCGGCCATCAAACGAAGGTGGACACTACATGCACTATGCAAGTGTCGATGACTTCCTGACGGATTGGTTCTATTTGCTTCGTAAGGACGGGTCTTACAAGGTATCTGGTGCATTGACCTTCAGCGAGTCCATTAAGGGCATGTTCCAGTTTGGTGGAGCTAAATACGACTATGCAGCCGCTGGCTACGATAGTTACCTGGTCGGTGCCACTAGCAGGCTAAAAGCTATCGAGTCCGAAAATGGCAGTCTGACACGGTTTGATGCCACATCAAATAATGTCCATTCGGTTGACCCTGATAAAATCTCTGTTGATATTGACGGTATTGAAGTTACGATCAATGGTGTAGTCTATAAGCTAGAAAAGAAACCAGTCTAATACACAAACAAAGCCCTCAGCGTTTGCTGGGGGCTATTTTCTATTATGATGGACATCTTTAAAAATGTCTGTTGTGATGGAATATTTTTTGAAAAATATTTGTTAAAAACAAGTGTTTTTTATTGACAAGTGTTAAAAACAAGTGTATAATATAATTAAAGATAAGGAAAGGAGATAAGCCAATGACAGAGCGAGAGCTTAAGAAGATTGCTAAGAAGCAAGGTTTCAGTAAAACAAACTTTGGCAAAGGGTCTCACGAGGTTTGGAAACATCCAGACGGTCGGACAGTAACGATACCTAAACCAAAAGAAAAGGATTACAGACCAGGTACACTAAGCAACATTCTCAAAGTCTTGTATGGGGAGTGAGGGTACTCCTCCCTGTACCCCTAAAGGGGTTATTCTGATCATTGGCTTAATCTATCACTATGAAATATAATTATTTAGCATTGTTTGAAGCAGATAAGGAAAATGGTGGCTACAGCATTTCTTTCCCTGATTTCCCTGGAGCATTTAGCGAAGCTGACAATCTAAGCGAAGCTATTTTCAACGCTCGTGAAGTTCTTGAAATCTATACTGTCATGTTTGAAGATGAGGGTAAAGAATTTCCTAAACCATCATCATTCAAGGCACTTGCAAGCAATCTAGCAAGCGATGATGATGTGATTCAGGCTATCTCTGTTGATACTGAACTTGTCCGTGAGCGTGAACGCTCTAAAATCGTCAATAAGACTGTCACACTGCCAAGCTGGCTTGTTGAAATTGGAAAAGAAAACAAGGTCAACTTTAGCCAGCTATTACAAAAAGCAATCCGTGAGGAATTGCAGGTATAA